CACGATTGGTTCCCCGTTTGTTTTAACGGACACGGTTTTTTTCCAACGGGCTGGTTTCTGTAAGACGTACTGCCCGGCGTTGAGGGTTACCTCAACAACGGTAAGCTGCTGCAAAGTTTTTATTTCTGCGGCGAGTGACTGCTCCGCTAAGTAAATAAGTGACGGTATCTGCGCCACGAACTGCGCGTCGTCGCGTTCCATGTAATTTATCACGTCGGCGACAAGGCTGTTGTAGGTCATCACTGGGACGGTCATGGTTATCTCGTGTAGTATGAAATGTTAGGCTGGAAGTAAATTGGTGCGCCGTCTTCCTCGGAGTTCTCCGCGTCGAGTAGGTTGCGTTGCGCCATTTGGTCTAGGTACGCAATACGCTGTAAGTCAACGCCCGGTAGCTGCATCGCAACACGATGCGATAGCATGGACTGGATGCCGTTTAACCAGCGGTTGGGTACGTACAATTGATTACCTAACACGCCGACGTCTTGCAGCTGCGTTTCTAGTACAAACTGGAAGCACTGGAAGTCATTGTTAGGAATGGGCCACAGGTTAAGGCTCTGCGTGACGCCTTTGTTGTACCAGTACTGCAGGGATCGCTGGCTTTGGAATTGTTTGTTTGGTAAGGCAAAGTATGTGTCGCGGTTAAGACGCGCCAACGGGATGTCCTGCTGAACGTAGGAGAACGCAATCTGTCTGACAGAAAACGTTGGGTTAGATGTCTCACGTAGGCGCACGTAAGTTTGTGATGGTGTTAAGTTAATCTGGAAGTACGCCCACTGCTTGTCCGACAGTGTTGTGGCAGGAAGCGTCTGCGCCGTTGTCCACGTAACGCCGTCTGTGCTGGTCTCGTACACAAAGTTGTAGGTTGTGGTGCCGCCGCCAACAACGTAGGCGTTGAACCCAACCTGGGTAATGATTTGGCCGCCTTGGTAATACGCGCCTAACCAGTTGTTGCCAACGGTTGAGGTTGCGTAGGTGGACAGGCTGTTGTCAAACGCCGCCGGGGACGTCGGGTTGCTAACGGGTAGGTACCCGGAGGCCTGCGGGGTTTGTATGTAGCGCCAGTTGGCCTCGAGCACCTCCACGGTGCCCGCCGGCATGTCAATCACCGTCTGCGCCTGCAAGGCACCAACGAGGATGGTGTCAACGGCCCACAGGTCAACGCCGCGGTTGGACAGGGACTGTAAAATGTAGAACAGCGCCTGCTTGGCCGCGTTGATATACTCAGGGGTTTGCTCCTCGGCTGTTTTGCCCGCCTCACGAAAGGCAAACTCAATCATCTGGGCAACGTTAACCTGGGTCCTGCCAATGGTGTTGCTGTAGGTCATTAATTAGCGCCCTCTGCCGGCTGTTTTTTTGGGGACCTTGTTAGGTAGCTTGTTTGACGCGGGGCCGGCCTTAACGAACTCCTTGCCTACCTTCTTAGGTATGCCGAGGGTGCTCTTGCCTTCCGCCGCGGCGTACATGGCGCCTTGCTGGGCCTTTGATTTAATTGGCATGTTACCTCCTTAAGGCATGTCGTTAACGCCACCGCCAATGTAGTAGTGGTGGTGGTGAACGTCGCCGCCGTGTGCCATTCCAGGGATAGGCTGCGGGGCCTGCGGGGCGAGCTGAGGCATCTGCGCTTGTGGCGCGGCTTGCATCTGCGGCGTTGGCTGCTGCATCGCGGCCGCGTTTGCGGCGCCACGCTGCGCGTCGAAGTCCTGCTGGAACGCTGGGGGTAAACCAGCGCGTGCCTTCATCTGGCGGCGTAATCTCGCGGCCTCGGCGCTTTGCATGAGCGGTGTGCTGTCAATTGCGCCGCCGGGTGCGTACCCGTCGATGTCGTCAATCGCGTCGAGCTCACCCATCATGGATGGCTTCTCGGCGGCTTTTGACGGCGCCATAGCTTTTTTGTTGCCCGTTGGGGGCACTTTTTTGATTGGGTCCTTCTCACCTGCGGGCTTGGATTTCTCTTTTTCTACGTCGGAGCCCTTTAGGTTGGGACGCTTAGTCGCCTCGGAGGGCGCCGCTGCCTTACTTGGCTTCGTTTCCTTTACCTTCTTGATACTGTCGAGGTCACCTGAGGTCTTCTTTGCGCCGTACACGCCGCCGCCGTCCTTCATCTTACGGACGCTACCTTTTTCTTTCTTAGCGCGGCCGCCCCTCTTGAGCTTGATCTCGGTTGGCTCCTTGTCGTGCTCCGCCTCGTCGTGCTGCTTAAAGGCCTTCTTGATGAGCTTCTTGTCCTGGGCGATGTCGTCGCTCTTTACCTTACCGCCTGTTTTGTATGCCTTACCGCCGCCGCACATTTCTTTTTCTTTGACGTGTCCGCCCTCTTTAAAGCACTGCATCTTCGGTAGTTTTGAAAAGCCTTCCATGGTGTTATCCTCGAGTTAAGTTGTTAGTTAGACTGATCAGGTCTTATATCTATTAATACAAAAAATTATGTATTTTCGCCCTGAACCGGGTTTAAAAATAATGCCCGTTCCTTCTGCCTGCGCGGTAGTAACACGGATGGTTTACACCACAAAAGAAACGCGTCTGCTGCTCCGGCGTAGTCCTTGTTGTTGAGTTTTTTTACCACGGAGGAGTTCTTAAAGCCATTTGCGCCAATGTTGAAGCAGAGGCTGTATAAGGCGTCGTATTGGTTTTGGTTAAGGGGTACCCTCACCGAAGACGTGATCGCCTCGTCACACCAGCTTAAATCGTGTCTGAGGAGGGTATGAACCTCGTCATCTGTGAGAACAACGTTAATAAGGTGCTGCTCGTCGGGTTTAATGAGGTGGCCGACGCCGGTGGTCCAAAGACCGCGGGTATCCTTGTAGGCCCGGTTACGTTTCCCTTCAAACCCAATAATGGTGTTTAGTGTTGACTCAGTAATCGCCATAATTTTCCTTATTGTTTCCTCTCTAAACTGCTTAATTGAGCAGATGGCGATCATCACCACGCACACCCCTATAATTATTTTTTTCATACCTACCCCCGTTTGTATTGTGTTATATTAATACAAAACGAATTAGTTAACCGGGGTTGAGTTATGAATCATTTCATCTTTGGCTTGGCTTCCGGAGCTCGACCCAAAATAAAAGGACAGCACCAGCATTAACGCGCCGTCTAAGGTACCTAGAACACGGGCAACCAACTCACGCATTTCTTGGGCGATAATGTGGGTTAATAAAAAATACTGAACACAAGCCCACGCCACTACTATTAAAATAGAGAGCAGTGGTGGCACAAGGGACCTAGTCGCAATTTGCATGTCACGGGCGGACTTACGGTCTTCAGTTGCCAGTTTTTGAAAGTTGAGGCCCAATTCTTGCGCCTTGGCTTGTAGCTCAATCTCGGCCTGTTTAATGGCAACTAACTGGTCGGAGCTTAACTTACCCGACTCAATGGTGCTCTGTACGTCTTTTTCGTCAATACCGAGGGCTTTAGAAACAGCTGTAACAGCTAATCCTGCTAATGGCCCGCCGAGTGCGGTTGCTATACCTGGGGCAATTTGTGCTAACCATTCCATTTTTTTTACTCCTTTAATAATATTGATATGGCGATGCAAATTAATGCAAACATTACCCACCATTTAAATATTTCATCACCCACGAACAATATCCTTTTTAGTTTTGACAATGACTTGCCTCTGATATTTAGGTCTAGGTACTTTTATTTTTTCTAACCGTTTAATTTCAAAGTGCAAGTAAATCACATACGACCAAATAAATAACTCAACAATGAATGTAGCAAACCAAATTTTTACCCAGTTCATACGAGATTGAACTTCCATAAAAGATAGGTGATGAAGGCGGCGACAACCCAACAATAAAACTGCACCCTCTTTACATCATCAAGTTTATGCCCGTAGTATTTTTTGTTTTCATTATATTCTTTTTCTACGACTTCTTTTAACTCTAGAACTTTGTTCCACTCTTTCGTACCGTATCGCTCTTTAAACTCTTCCTCGGCCTGATTTTCAGCAACAATAACGGCTTTCTGCGCCTCGTACTCATCAATTGCTTTATAGATTAACGAGTTTTCTCTTGCCTCTTCGACTAGTCGTTTACGCTTTAATAATTCTAGTTCTTGTCTTGCTACCTCTACGCCGTCGTGCTGTATGTCCTCAATGCTTTTGGTGAGGCTCTTCCCTGCCTCACGACTTTGGTTAAGGCCCTCAGCTAAAGACTTTGCACCTTCGGCAATCGGATTGATTTCTGGCATTCACTTGTTTTGCAAGGCGTCCAGTTTATCTTCGATGCGGTGAACGGCTTTTAGCACCTCTTCCCAGCGATCAGCGAAGTCATCTTTTTTAACGTAGTTATCCGATACGTAAGATTTGAGGTCGTGCAAGTCATTTTTAAGGTTTTGAACCGCAGACCAAAGCTCCTTACAAAACCAGCCAATCGCCAAACAGATAAGCGGTAGTACGGTGTTGATTAAGGTTTGTATATCCATATTATCCTAAAAGTGCTTTTACTTCATCTTCATTTAAACCAAGAGCAGATAGTTTAGCCATTATTAATTTTTTTTAAAAGAAAGCGGTTACGATAATTACACCTGAACCACCAGTTCCTCCAACAAATCCATTAGAACCTGCTGTTCCTGCTGTTCCACCAGCACCTACAGAATAAGCATAAGTCGAACTTGGTGAAGTAATATACGCTTCTATATATCCACCAGCACCACCACCTGGACCTGAATATCCTGTTGCAGTTGCAATACCACCTCCGCCACCACCTCCGCCAGTATTTGCGGCTGCTGAATATCCAGCACCACCACCAGACGCTTGACCTTCACCACCTAAAGCAGAGGCACCACCAGCACCACCTGCCGCTAAAGCACCTGCTGATAAGTAAATTTGTGGACCGCCACCACCTCCAGTTATAGCTATTCCAGACATACCTGAACCTAATGTTGCAGTTCCACCTGCCCCTGCTACTCCACCACCCCATGCACCACCAGCACCTCCTGATGCTGTAGCAGAACCAAAAGTTGTATTACCGCCTGAACCACCATTACTAGGAGCAGAAGTGCCTGATGGGCAACCTGAACCACCACCACCAACCATTTTAATATAAAGATATTTAGTATTAGTAGGTACGGTATATGTTCCACTTCCACTTGTATAAGTAGTTATTTGAGGTACGGCATGGCTAATCTGTGTAGAAGAATCATTAAAAGTAAGTTGGTTTGTAGAACCACTTAGCGTTATACCATTTGTTCCATCAATTGTTGTGGTCATTATTTATTCTCCAACGCTGTTAATCGTGTTGTTAATGATTCTATTAATGCTTGTTGTTCCTGTATGGCTTTTGCTAAAACAGCAATAATTGGTCTATCTTGTAATCCAATAAATTTACCATCAGGTGCATCTTGTTCTGTATATGCTTGAGGAATAACAGATTGAACATCTTGAGCTAAAAAACCTAATTGTTTATTTTCTGTTTCTTCATCATCAATCATTCTAAATAGCGTTGGTTTTAATGCCATAACAGCATCTAAACCTAATGTAGATTGTTCAAAATCTTTCTTTTTATTTGCATCAGAAAGTGCTGTATATGCACCTGTTGAACCATTAATTGTAGCTTTGTCAGCACCATTATAATTAAAATAGTAAGTAGCTGAAAAATTAGTTGTTTTCCAATATTGAGAAGATGAACCTACGACAAAATTTGTTGCTGAAGTTATGCCAGCTAAACCGCCAAAAGTACTTGTCGTACCAACCAATAAATTACCACTAGAGTCTATACGCATCCGTTCTGTGTTGTTTGTACCAAAAATTAAATTTGTGTTTGCTCTGTTGTAAACATAAGCGTCTGAAGAACCAGCAGATTGCACAAGGTCAAATGAAGTAGAGCCTAAAGAAGTGCCATTTCCACCAATAGATAAAACAGATGAATAACCAGAAGCTGCTGTAATTCCTAATTGAGATGTAGCACCTGAAGTATTAACCACTAATCTGTATCCAGCAGCAGGACTAGTAGTACCTATACCTACGTTCTGTGAGGAATCAATAGTAAGTGCAGTTGTGTTTGCAGTCTGTAACTGTAGTTGACCACTTAAGTCAGCCGTCTGTACAATTCCTGAACTCGTAGATGCGTTTATCGTTGATGCCATTATGTATTCTCCGCTGGTAAAGGTGTATTGCCTTCTGCAAGCCACGCTAGGTATGCTTGGTAGTCTGTGTTTGCTTCGTCAAATGGAATAGATATAATTTTATTTTCTTCAATTTTACTTACTATATCAATTTGATTAGTTACTACATTTTTTACAAGTTGGTACATTTATAACTCCGCAGAAAATATTGCAGGACTACCTGCTGTTGTGCAACTAAAAGACAATACTTGACCACTAGAGCCACCAGCAGCAAACGCTAATTGCAATAAAAAGAAATTATTATTTGTCACACTATTCAATGTTACAGAAGAACAATTTAATGTTGTTCCGCCATTGTAAATATAAACTTGATAATTTGATGCTGTTGCATTTACACTTAATACAGGAGTTGTTCTCATTAAAACAGGAAAATTTGCTCCTGCCAAACCAACTCCAGAACTAATAATTCCCCCATTACATTGAAAAGAAAGCGAAGTGCTTGCAGGTGCAGGTAAAATAT